ATAACAATTTTTACAATATTATAAACGATAAGTATTTTCCTTGGTTTTATAGCGATGCGCAAACGATGTATGTCAATAAAGATAGATTTTTTTTCTACCATAATTTATTTTATGAAGGAGAACACAGTTCTCCATATTGTAATATTATTGATGTTTTTATAAAAAGATTAAAAATAAAAAAACTGTTATCTGCAAAATTAAATTTAGTTACAAAAGACAGTAGTGAAAAATATATATCTCATTTACATGTCGATAATCATGTTAAAAAAGCAAAAACTGCTATTTACTATATAAATACTAATAATGGTTTTACTTTTTTAAAAGCAGATAAAAACATTAAAGTTTTATGTGAAGAAAATAAAATTTTTATTTTTGATTCAAGGATAGAGCATTGTGTAATAAGTCAAACAGACACAAATAAAAGAATGGTATTAAATTTAAATTACTTATGATAAATACAAGAACGAGAATAGGTCACCCTTTCGTAAGTCAATGCTTAGAACAAATAACTTGGGCAACTGATAAACAAATTAAAAAAGAATTGTGGCATGTTTTTGGAATTTTGTCTCACCGATTAAATGAAAATTTAAAGTTTGATATAGATTATCAAAAAAGAAAATATATAAATTCTAAAACTAAATCAAATAAAATTTTATTTGAAAATGAAAAAAAATGGATATTAGTAGATACAAAAGAATTTATTTCTTATATGAAAAAAAATAAATTATTCGAAATAAATTTAGATAAAATATTAAAAGAAATAGATTGGAGTATAGAAATATTAAAACATGAATAAAATAGATTATTGGGTTTGGGAAAACAGATTTTCTAAAAAAGAAAGAAAAAAACTAAATGCTATTAGTTTAGCTAATTACTTAGATTTGAAATCGGATAAATTTGTTGCTAAAGACAAAAATAATATTTCAAAAAAACAAGCTGAAACTTATTATATTTATTATAAATATTTAAAAAATTTAATTTATGATGCTATTGAACAAAGTTTATTTATCAATAAACATTATTTTGGATATGACATATATCCGTTAAGTGATTATCTTTGTTTAAACTACAATGTGTATAATTCTTCAAATAAAGGAGAATATGATTGGCATACTGATGTAAGTAATTCTTCTGTATTAGATTTTAAATTAACAATGTTAATTAATATTTCTGAAGAAAATTTTGAAGGCGGAGAATTACTTATAGAAGGAACAAATCAAGTTGAAATAAATAATTTTAAAAAACCAGGGTCAGTAACTATTTTTAAATCTTATTTAAGACATAAAGTTACACCTGTAACAAAAGGAATTAGAAAAACATTAACTATTTTTTTAGAAGGTCCTAGATTTAAATGATATTTTTACATAAAATAAAAGACCATAATAAACACAAAAATAAATTATTAAATCTTATAAATAAAGTACCAAAAGATAATAAAAGTGATTTTGGACCCGACTCCATATATAAAAGTGATTTTTATTCAGGTAAAGAAAAGAGGTTTGAATATTTAGATTATTTTTTTAAAATTATAGATCCCATTATGTTACAAGTGTGTGACAAGCTTTTTTCTACTAATTATGTTATTCATAATGCTTGGTTTCAACAGTATAAAAAAAATAATTTTCATAAGTGGCATACTCACACTAAAACACAGTTTTCAAATATATATTTTTTAGAATTACCTGACCAAAAATTACTAACTGAATTTTATAATATAAAAGTTTCAAATATAGAAGAAGGAGATGTTATAACTTTTCCTAGTTATATTTTTCATAGATCACCTGTAAATAATACCAATAAAAGAAAAACAGTTGTTGCATTTAATTCATGTTTTTATAATTTTAAGGATATTAAAATGTCCAATTAGTAAGTGGTAAATGGTTACCGCAGCCTTTTAAATCTATTGAATTTACTTGTAATCTCATATATATAAAGGTTTACTATGCTACAAAAATTAGGATTTTTACGAGGATTCAATAAACAAGTCACATAAGTCTTCCATCTTGGTTTAAACGATGATATAATACTCTTTATATTTTAGTATAATTTTATGATTTTTGTTATATACTTTAAATTATGCCATTAACTCAATTAAATTTTCAACCTGGAATAGACACTGAAAACACTGAAACAGGTGCAGAAGGTAAATGGATTGATTGTGATAAAATAAGATTTCGTAAAGGACTTCCTCAAAAAATAGGTGGTTGGGCTAAATTTAGTACAGCTTATTATGTAGGAGTTGGAAGAGCTTTAGAACAATGGTTTGCTTTAGATGGTTCTCGTCTTGAAGCTCTAGGAACTGATAGAAAAGTATATGCTTATGCTTCAGGAACAAGTCAAGATATTACTCCTATAAGATCAACAGAAGCTCTTGTTAATGCTATTAGTACTACTTCAAGTAGTGCTATTGTAACTATCACAGATACAGCTCATGGGGCTATACAAGGTGACTTTGTCACACTAAGTAATGTAAGTATTGACGTTGGTGGAATTACTGCAGCTACATTAGACGCTGAATATGAAATTTTAAGTATAGCAAATGTTGATGCTTATACTATTCAAAGTAGTGCAACAGCAAGTTCTGCGGTAGGTCCTACTGCTAATTGTACTGTTACTTATCAATTAAATATTGGACCAAGTGAACAAACTTTTGGATATGGTTGGGGAGCAGGTAATTGGAATGCAGGTACTTGGAATACTACTAGAACAACTTCACAAATTACTCTTGATGCAAGGTTATGGTCTATCAATAATTGGGGTGAAGATTTAATCATAACACAAAAAGATGGTGGAACTTATGAGTGGGATACTTCAGGAGGAATGACTGATAATAGAGCTACAGTTGTTGCTAATGCTCCTACTACTTCTACACTATCATTAGTATCTACAGAAACTAGACACGTTGTGTGTATGGGAACAGAGACAACTATTGGAGACAGTACAACTCTTGATAAAATGTTTATTCGTTGGTCTGATCAAGAAAATTATAATCAATGGACACCTAATGTAACTAACTCTGCGGGATCTCAAAGAATAGCTGGTGGAAGTGAAATTAGATGTGCAAGACCTGCTAAAGGAACTATATTAGTATGGACAGATACTACAATGCAATCAATGTCTTTTATAGGTCCTCCTTTTATATTTGGTTTTAGACAATTAGGTAACGACTGTGGAGCTGTTGGTCTTAACTCTGCGATAGTCATAGATGATGTAGCTTACTGGATGTCTGATGGACAATTCTTTAGATACGCAGGATCAGTTCAAGAAATACCTTGTCCTATATTAAATCATGTATTTGATGATATTAATAAAACTCAATATGCACAAGTCTATGCTGCACAAAATTCTAACTTCTCTGAAGTAATATGGTATTATTGTTCTAGTTCCTCTGATCAATGTGATCGTTATGTAATCTATAATTATTTAGAAAACTCTTGGTATTTTGGAACTATGGATAGAAGTACTTATCAAGATAATGGAGTTGAATTAAATCCTTTAGCTACAGAGTATTTATCTACTTCTAATGCAACTACTATTTCAACAATTAATGGATTAACAGAAGGTAGAAGTTTAATTTATGCTCAAGAATCAGGAGTGAATGCTGATGGTGCTGCTTTACCAGCTTATATTCAATCAGGTGATGGAGATATTGCTGATGGTGAAACATTTAGTTTTATTAATAAAGTCATACCAGATTTTCAAGATCAAACTGGAAATACAGTAATTACTTTAAGTGTTAAAGATTACCCTAATGATACCGCAACAGTAGGAGAAACTTTGACAGTAAACAACACAACTAGGTTCGTTAATACACGTATTCGTGGTAGACAATCTAATATAAAAATAGAAAATACAGCAGTTGGAGATAACTGGAGATTTGGTACACTAAGAGTAAATATAAAACAAGATGGAAAAAGATAAATATACTATAAGACCAGCTCGAATATCTGATGCTGTTCGTATAAGAGAACTGTTAAAAACGTGGCTTACAGAGGCTCCATTCAACTTTGGAAACACTAATAATACTAAAGCTTTAGAGAATATAGTATTTTACATTAAGAATAGTTTTGTTATAGTAGTAGAATATGAAAATATTATTATAGGAACATTAGCTGCTACAGTTGATGAGACATGGTATAGTGACAAAAAGTTCATGAGAACTTTATGGTTACATGTGAATCCTAAACATAGAAACTTTAGGATATTTCGTTCTATAATGATAGTTTTTAAAGAATACGCACTAGCAAATAAAGTAACTGCGATATGCGAAATCTTTCAAGGTAAAGACGTTGAAAGAAAAGATAAGGCTTTTATTAAATTAGGATTTAAAGTTATCGGAGGAACTTATATAGTCAATGGGTAGTATTTTCAAACCAAGTGTTACAACAGTACAGGCACCATCGCAGTCATCGACTAGCTATGACATTCCTGCTTACTTTAAAGAAATTCAAGAAGATACTTTAAGACGAGGTCAAACTGAGTTTAGTAAACCTTATCAAGCTTTTCAAGGTCAACGTATAGCTCAACTTGATCCTTACGAAGTTCAAGCAGGTAATATATATCAAAATCAAATAGTACCTCAAGCAGGACAACTTGCTGCAATAGGTAATCAAACTTATGACACTGCTACAGCTCAAACTTATGCTAATCCTTATGAAGACCAAGTTGTTTCAGGAGCTTTAGGAGATTTAAGAGAAGCTTACGGTCAAACTCAAAAATCAATGAATGCATCTGCAATTGGTGCAGGAGCTTTTGGAGGATCAAGACAAGGAATAGAAAATGTTTTAGGTGCAGAAAGATTTATAGAAAGTGCGGGAGACACATCAGCAAGATTAAGACAAGCTGGTTTTGAATCAGGTGCTAATAGATTTGCTCAAGATAGAGCAGCACAAATGGGTGGTGCAACTACTCAACTAGGTGCTTTACAAGCAGCTTCAGCGGGACTTGCTGGTTTTGGAACTCAAGCTCGTGGTATAGCTCAAGCAGGACTTGCAGAAGGATATCGTGACTTTATAGAAGAAAGAGAATTTGGTGGTAATCAAGTTAAACAAATGATTGGTGCATTATCAGGTGCTCCTATAAGAAGTTATGGAGAAGAAAGAACTGGTTACACTACTACACCAGTCGCTGGTCCAAGTACCTTTGGTCAAGTTGCAGGAGCATTAACAGCTTATAACTCTGACATAAGATTAAAAGATGATATTAAATTAGTTGGTAAATCTCCATCAGGAATTAAAATTTATAACTTTAAATATAAAGGAGATGATAAAAAATATCAAGGTGTCATGGCTCATCAAGTTCCTCATGCATCAATTGTTAATGATGAAGGTTATTTAATGGTAGATTACAATAAACTCGATGTAGAGTTTAAGGAGATATAATGGCTTTAGAATTTATTCAAACGGATCAAGGTCCTCAAAAATTATCTTTTAGTAAAGATCAAGAAAGTAAATTTACTGAATCGGATAAAGCAGAACTAAAATCT